GTATAAATTCGGACATTTTAGATTCAGGCATTTCAAAGATTAATTCATCATGAATAGTTAGGAGCAATTTAATATCATCTTGAAGGTTATTATTATGAATCCAATTATAAATTCGTACCATAGCTGTTTTCATAATGTCAGCGCACGCGCCTTGAATTAGTGAATTGGCTACACAGCGTTCTCCATGTGCTATCATAGCAAAATCTTCCGTTTCAAAATATTTTGCTAATGGTCTGATACGCCCGAAAGCTGTTTTTACTTCTTTAGATTTTTTGGACCTTTTAACTTCGGTATCTATCCATTTTTTTAATTGTGGTAGACCGGAAAAGAAATTGGCTAATAACCGTTTAGCTTCATTTTCAGATATCTTAGCTTGCTGGGCCAATCCTCGGGCTCCGGCGCCATAAAGAATCTGAAAATTGAAAGTTTTTGCGATCCCTCGTTCTGCTTTCGTTATATCCATTCTTCCAAATAGAACCTGACCGGTTTTCTTATGTAAATCTCCATCCCCATTTAAAAACTCATCAATCCATTTTGATTCCCGGGATAAATTGGCTGCTACTCGTAACTCTTCACCTGAATAGTCTACGGAAACTAATTTTCTACCCGGTCGGGCTATGATAGCTTTTCGTATATCAGGGACACTCGGGTCATAATTTGATGGGATATTTTGAGCATTAACCCCGCAATACCCATCTTCATCAATTCCACGCCCGCCTGGAGAAGAGAACCGACCCGTATCAGTCCCGGATTGATTAAAGCTGAATTTAATAAGATTATTTTCGTCGTGATTCGTAATAAGATTTTTTATATAGGTTCCAAGAGATTTTTCTAATTCCCGAAATTCAATGATACTCCCTACAATTGGATATTGGTCGGCTATCTTTCCCAATGTTGCACTATCCGTGCTATACTGCCCACTTGCTGTTCGTTCCTTACTGGGGTATTCATATTTTAGTTCATCAAAAAGAAGTTTTCCTAATTGTTGGGAACTCGCTACGTTAAATTCTTTACCGGCCAATTTATGTATAGTTTTCTCTATTTCTTTTATACGTTTTTCTACGTCAGCTTTTAATTTTAAAAGGTATGGGACATCGACCATAACCAAATTAGCTTCCATTTCCATAACAACAGGTACGAGCCTTTTTTCTAAGCGGTACACAGCCATTTGTCCTTTTATAATATTTTGACTCATAAAAAATTGAAAAAGGCCAAGCGTACAAATGGCATCTGAAGCAGCATATAAGTACCCCACATTCGGTGGGACAAAGTCAAATCGTTTAGCATCCTTAGCTATATCCGTATATTCTATCATGTGCTGATTTAGAAGGAGATTAGATAGATGCTTTAAACCTATCTCTTTCTGTCCTGAGTCATAAAGGCGGGCAAGAATTTGTGTGTCTTCAAATAAATTGTGGTCTGTAATAATAATTCCATAATTTTTAAAAAATTGCAGGTCAAATTTAGAATTATGGTATATAGTGGTGCAACTTGCACAGAGCCTTTTAATTTCTTCAATAACTTCTTTTTCCGGTAAATTATACTCCGGGCCAGCCTGATGGTTTATAGGTACATACACACCTATATTAGTATCGTAAGACATACTAATTCCAACTAGCTTATCTGTGGGGGAACCATTACGAGTCCTGGTATTAAGACCTGTGGTTTCCGTATCAACAGCGCATAATTTTATATTAATGGCTTTATCTACGAAGTCCTTTAGTTCCTCAATACTTTTAATCAACCGCATTTCTTTACCTTCCATCCATTTCATGGTGGAAGTAATTTCTTTCACATTATCCTCTAAAAATTCAGTTAGACCGATACTTACGATTTTATTCATAATTATTATTTATCCTAATCTTTGATTCTAATTTTTCGATGTCCTTTATTATACTTTCATTATTATACTTTTTAAAGGATATTGTATAATAAGCAAAGCATAATGCCCGATATCGTTCAAGCGGTATTTTACCCCTATATTCCCGGATACTATTTTTTATGGATAATAATTTCACGTCTGCCCTGGAAACCGGTTTTGACTCGGGGTTCTTAAATTCCGGGTCATCAGAAATGGATGACGTGTCTATATTATACCGGTTTATAAGGTAGTTTACGGATTGAATAAAATTGAAATTCTCCTTGTCCATAATAAAAGACACGGGGTTCCATGTTTTTCTGCATTTAAAACAATGGGCAGAATTTGTGCCCCGATAAAACCGGGCCGATGGTTTATTATCCTTCCCATGGAAAGGGCATCTGTACTGAACTTCTGATGCATTTTCAGGGCTATATATGAAGCTGACGTTATAGTCCATCATAAGTTTAGACATATCTATTTTACTAATGATGAGGTCTTTTAATTTAATTGGGTCTTTCATTCTTTTTTTATCTCCACCCCGGTAGCGGTATCATAGCAGTGAAACATTACTTTGGCCTCTTCCCGTAATTGATGTAAAATATACTTCCCCTCGATTGCACAGGCGAACTTCCATTTGTCTCTTAATTTTACCCGGATAACGTATCTTGGCTTTTTCATGATTCTCCCGATATAAGTATAGCGGGCCATGCAAAGGTATAAAAGAAAAGAATTACAAAATACAGACTTTTTTCTTTCTTAAATGATACCTCTCTTGCTACAATGCAAAAGAAAAGTAAGACCCCAATAAGTGGGTATATAAAATTGAGTATCGTCATCATGTATCTAATGGAATTTCATTGATTTGCATGTCATCGGCCGGGGCTCCGTCCGGTTTCTTTTCAATAACATCCCGTAAACGTCTGGATGTAAAATCTATGCAGGCTTCAAAAGGAGCAAATTGCTTCCCACGGCGATTCTTTAAACAAGTTATTTTCATAATGCCCGAATTTTTATTTTCGTCAGCAATAAAAAGACTTATGACCTGGTCTGCTGCACGTTCCCCTTCATTAGCATTAGAAAGAGCAGTTAATTTATAAACGCCGTCATTTTTTACCGCGTCTTTCCATCCTTCACGATTAACCTGGAAAGGGGTAATGACACGCAATCCTTTCCCATTATTAAAATTAATAGCCATCGTTTTTAATCTTTTAATTATGTTATTTAAATCCGTATTAAAGTCTCCATAACGTTCATTTTTATCTTGAGACATGAGCCCTACATAATCGACTATTAAAAAATCTAGGGATTTTCCACGTTCAGACATCTCTGCTTGTCGGTCTTGTAGTTCCATTTCAAGCCGGGATGGGGTCATGTTATCCGTCGGTTGAAAAATGTGTAATTCCCCAAATCCTGGCTTAGTAGAAAAGTCATTTCCAGCCGCCTGAAAAAATTCAAATTCAAGGGGGTCCAATTCCCCATAGAGCACTTTTTCATAGGATATTTTTCCGCATAAATTTTTATATTTAGGATGGTCGTACCATTCGTGGTTACTAGTATGGAGGGTGTAAATAAAGTCCCTCATTTCAGTAAAGTTCATTTCCATGGCTATTAGCATACCGTTTAATCCCTGCATAATTCCATTATAGGCCAGGTTAGCAGCGAAGGTTGTTTTCCCCTGTGCTACGAAAGCCGCAATAACCATTAATTCACCTAATTTTACCCCACGAAAACAGTCATCCATACGTTCTAAAAAAGAAAACAGCCCCCAGTTTGTAATAGGGTCCTTTTTTCTTTTCTCGTAATTTTCTATGACTTCTTTATTATCCTCAACACTCCTAATTTGACTCTCTGTTTTTACTCCTGTAGCGTTTATCCTGAATTTTCGTGATTCTGAACTAAAATATTCAATCGCCGGAACTATCCCTTTTATTTCTTTCTTTTTAAGTTTTAACCCGGAGCTGACAACTTGCCATGTTTTTGTTAGAATACTTCTGAAATCTTCGCTACCTTGTTGGTCCGCTTTTTCTTTTAAAATAGCCCTATAATCAGTTTTTATGTAAGGTATCTGTGTAGCTATCTCTTCTAAGCTAGACATTACTGCGGGGTCCCCGGCTGCTTTCTCATAGAGAAGTTCAATAGAGGGTAATTCTCGATAGGTCCTAAAATGGGCTTCTACCCATGTGTAGAGTTTAATAAAGGAAGGGTCTTCTGCCCGTATCTTACTGGAAATAAATAATTTATAATTCTGTACCAGTTCTTCCGGACTGATAGTTGGATTACCTGATTTTTTTATGTTGATTATAGAGCGAAATATTCTTTTCATAATGAAAAATTGGTTGCCTCATTTTTTGACTGGGACCTATCAGTAATAATCCCGTCAGCTTCTATTCGTATTTTTTTATACTGCTTAAAATGTTCTTCTAACTCCGATGAGTATTCTTGAATACACTCGTTTAATTGTACCGTCGGCATATATACCCATGTTGGTCTTCTACATTTTAGCCGGGAATACACAACCTGATTAATTACTGTATTCAACTGTAAGTTTTTTTCTTTCGTTCCAAGGGAAAAAACCAATAATTCAAATTGCTCTACATCAGACATACTAAATTCTTCTTGTTTTACATAAAAATTTCTAAGAAGGTCTATAGCATAACAGCAATAAATTCTAGGCTGGGATGGATGAAATCGGTAGTTCATAACTACACCTTTTATATTCAGCCTAAAAGTATCGAAATGACCGGTAATTAATAGATTCGGATTTTTACCCAGGTCATTAATATCCAGCACTAATTCTTTATTTATTTTTTCAGGGTATGCATCTCCAAGGTATGCCAGTAGCCTACAATCGGGGGAATCGGATACAATACGGGATTTAGTACATAGACACCACTGTACGGACGTTTTTGGCATTTCAGTCTGTCCGTGTATTGACTTAAATATCCTTTTACCGCTTCCACCGCATAGTGGGCATACATCAGCCATTTATGTTCTCCGATTTAAAACTTATTCCATTATCAAAGCATATAGTATTAACAGCGGAGGAAAGCATACAAACCAGGTCTTCTTTACTGGTCTCGCTAGATGTATTATAATCCCTATGAATTGCATCAAGCACAGCATGGAAGATTTCATGCCAAAGGGTTCTCCATATTAAGGTTTCACATCTATCACAATTTTTGTGGTCTTTTAACGATATCTCTATTTCTCCAGATATATAATGGACTGTTCCCCTTATGTACCCACCGGAGTCAGTCATCAACCTGTCCACATATTTTATTCTGAAAACTGTATCAAATATTTTTATTTTATTAGGTAAATTGTTTATTTTCATTTTTTGCCCCCTTACAATTTCTACTATGTTCGATAAATATATTGTTCAATCCTTTTATATGATTCCAAAGAAATTCCCATTCGTCGATATTTATAACAGTAACTGTTGTTTTTTTAAAGTCATCATGAAAACGCTGAAAAATAGATTCCACTTTATCAAAGTACCTATTACATCTATCTAATTCTTCTTGTTCTTTAATTTTATCCATTCTTTGTATTCTCTATACTTAATTCAGTCGTGGATAGTCGATTTCTATTGATTATGGCAAGAATTCCATCACAGTCACATTTTATACATGAGTCATGTTTATAATTTGACCGGTCTATAAAATTAGACAGTTCTTTATCGGTATAAAATTTATTACATTGTGGGCATTCCATATTGGTACCTCTTATATTATTTATTAGCATCTTCTAAAAGTCCTGAATATAAATCATCAACTACGTTTGCTTCCGTACTTGTGAAATCTAAAGCACCTTCTGCAGTATCTCCTAGTATCTGGTCACTCAGGTCTTTTTTATCCGTTACTTTATTGATAACTCTCATATCTATACTCCCTTTATTGACCAAATGAAGTAAAAGAATATGGTCCTTAATACTTCCAATACGTTGAGCCCTCCCAATGGTCTGAGCCAGGTCCCCATACGACCACGGAGTATCATAGAATATGATACAACCCGCGGACTGAAGATTTAAAGAAGCACTTCCTGCATTAGTAATAAATATGAGGTTACAATTGGGGTCATTCTGAAATTTATGCCTAGCTTTTTGTCGTTCTGAATCGCTATCCGAACCTGTAATTTTCACGTATGCTATTCTATTTCTTTCACATACAACTTCTAAAGATGGAATGCCGGACGCGAATCGTGTGTATAGAATAACTTTTTCAGTTAATAATTCCTCCTTCATTAAACGAAGGAATTCATCTTCTTTGGAGGATTCTCCTGGTTGATTTACCAGGCTTGGACCATTACTTATCATCTGGCAATATGTTAATGCAGCTAATTTGCCCCTTTTCTTACCCTCTTCAGTTGAGAACTTATCATATTTTTCTTTTCGTACTTTAAATAGTTCTAAATCCTTATCAGTTGCAGACCCCTGTCTTATTTTATCAGAAATTTCAAAAAATTCCTGTTTTACTTTTTCTTCATAAATGATACCAGCCAGTGCCTGCTTATATAGGGCTTTCTGTTCAGGGTACATTTCAAGTACAACTTTTTTGGAAATTAATTTTGGGAGTTCTGTTGCGACTTCTTCTTTTCTTCGTATTAAAAAGTAAGGGTCTAATACCTGCTTGAATTGGGCAAGATTTTTGTACCCCGTAATTTTTGGTATCATTCGGGGCTTACCACCTATCACCAGTCGCATCATTTTTTGTTGACAATAGGTATCTTTAAACTTAGTTATTCTTCCAAATAGCCCAGGAACTATTACCGCGTAAATTCCATAAACTTCTTCTAAGCCATTTTTAATGATAGTAGCTGATAACCCATAAACCCGTTTTGCATGCTCAGAAAGATATGATGCGGCGAAATGGGTATCTGCTTTTCGATTCTTAAAAGCAACACAATTGCTAACAAGGACCCCTCCAGCAAAATAATTATGATTATCTTCTACCTCTATATTATATTTAAATTTTGCAAAGGTACCTTTTGAAAATTTTTTCTTTTCACATATCTCTATTTCATCAGTATACGTATCCCAGAATGGTTTCTCATAGTAACTATCCCAGAAAGAACCACACGGTAAATTAGTTTTGTATCCCATACTTTTTGGAATGTACGGAGATATAATACGGAGAAATTTTTCTACTCCCTCTACGCCGGTACGGATGTAATGAAGGTTCCCATTTTTTTTACATTTATCTACACATGGCTTAAATTCAATACCCCATTTTTCTAAAAAATAGTCTATAATAATTTTGTTTTCTCTTTTTGTGAAGCACTGGGTATTTAATGAAATCATTCTATTATTACAAAAAGACCCGTCATCGCAGTACCATATAGCTATTCCGATTGGGGATAAAGAGTCTAGCACTTTTCTTGTTATCTGTTTTTTACCATTAGTATTAACTATCCCCATACTTTTTAAATAGTTTAACATTATGGGATTAGAATAAGTATATATATACCAAACTGGATACCTATTCCATCCTTCTTTTTGTTTCCATACCCTTTCTATGTGCTCTGATAAAATTTGTGTTTTAAAAAATATGTATTGGGACTTTTTACTGGATTGCATTAGCACCATTCCAGTAGGTTTATCATTTATAAATTGCTTGTAATTAGCAATTCCTCCATCCCCAAGTATAGACCCTAAAATTATCTGCTTCTGTGTATCCGAGTACCCCCTATCAACACCATAAATTGTATCTCCAACTTTAAGCTCAGATGCATGTTTCTCCCCATCTATAGTTATATATTTATGATTCGGTGAGCATATGGATGAATTTGTTCTTTTTCCTTTTATTATAAGCCATTCAGTCATAGGAGTCCTAAAAAAACTAATCACTTTTTTTGACTCCACTTTATTAGTCGTTTTATTAAATGATAAAACTTTAATTTGTTTTTTTTGCGATACAATTTTTCCTATTAATTCAGTAGTTCCATCTTCTAAAATTATGGGGGTATGATATTCAAAACATTCGTCATAGCAGATTACATAATTTTCATTGCCCAGTGCCTCACGGATTGCTTCATACTCATTTCTAATGGTAGCATACCCTACTATCATGACGTGCTCTTTAAATTGTTCATATTGTAGTTTACGGGCATTATACCCGGTTAAACCATTATACTCATTTGCAATAATTCTTACTGTTATCCCATTCGTAAATTTTTCATATTCTTCCTGCCACTGGGATGTAGCGGATTTATTAGTAACCACCAGTACCTTAACATTTGGGTTTTTATCCAGTATCCACGTATGGGCAGCAATAAAAATAATGGTTTTTCCTAACCCCGTAGAATCTCCGAGTACCATTCTTTCTAACATGAGCATATGAAGGGAACCTATTACTTGGTAGTACCTAAGTTTGGTTGTTTCTTTTAGATGCTTATTTTGTTTAAAGGCTGTGGTTTTTGATTTTCGTAATTCTACGAGTTGTGGATAGCAGGATGGGACCCCGACAAATTGTTGCATTTTAGTTCCTATATTTAGATAGATTAACGGTTCACCCTATTTCAAAAATTTGGTTAACCCATCTATATTTTCGTGAAGATACTTAACCATATTCTTCTGTAAATTGGTTAGGGGGAATTTTTCCATATCCAATATGGATTGTTCTATAGGTTCCTTTTTTATTGTCCCATTACATAAGGGACAATATTCCTTCTTTAAAAATTCTTCATTCTCATCAAGCATCATAGCAGGGTCGAAATCCTTTATATGCTTCTTGCAAAGGGCATGAACTTCCTCTTCGCATTCTACCATATCTATATCGTCCATACATTCTGATATTAGACAAATCTCGAAAGGCTCTTTACAAATGCTACAATGCCCTTTAAAAAAATCTGAACTATCCATAATGCCCTTTCCCTTATTATACTAATTTTATTAGGTTTCAGCTCCTTATATTTTACAAGATATACCAGCACTCGCTGTGTTGTAAGGAAGTGCGGTTGGCTTCCCTAGCGTCCCGCCGCCGCTGCCTCTATTAAAATACTATCCTCTTTTGCATCCAGGTCGTAACCTTCTACATCTTCTCCACATAGTAATAATTCATGTATATCGTAAATTTCTTGACCAGACATCTTTTTCGTGCTTTTACCCTTCGAGAATACGGTAGCAAAGCAATCTTGACCCGTGCTTATTTTATCTTCTCCTTCAAATAGCGCCCATCCTTTTGGACTTTTTTCATAAGTACCTTTCCAATCTCTTGTGATAACTTTGTATCGCATTCCTTTTTTAAAATTTGAAGATTTATTTTTAGCAGAAACTTTTTTCTTTCCCATAATCCCCCCATTGTTAATACATTATACGATTCTTTTTGATATAAAGAGTGATTAATTCCCTGTTTTTTCTTTAACAAGGCTTATAATTTCAGAACCACTGAGGTCCGAAATATCAAAAAGAAATCAGGCTTCTGTAAATCATCCTTATTTTTTAACAGGCATCTTTTCTGCCATCTTAACAATGCTTTTTTATGGGAAACTCCCTAAAAAAGTTAAATAGTTTTAATTTTATAATTTTTCTCCATAGATTCTATTACATCCATCATATTATAAATCGATTCAGATGCCTTTCTCAACACAGATTGAAGTTCAGAAGACATCCTTGTCAGTTCTTCGTAGCATCTAAGGAGTTCTTTGGATTCCGGTATTGAAGCATCTTTATATTGTAACAGAACTCCACTATTCTGTTCTTTTTCTGATAAAAAAAGGACAGTATTATTGGGAATCTTGGTGCTTACAATAATAGATGCTCCCCACACCATGGACATTATTCCCAATTGCAGACATTCCTTACGGGTCTCTACATCGAGAACATCCCTTCCCCATTTTCTCACATCACTATAGGACATTGGATTGAGATATACTTCAGCAACACGGATGTCTTTAGCCTCGAGAAGGGCAAACATATCGGCAAATTTATTAGGAGTTAGTAATGGGTAGGCTGACTTGATGGATGATATCAAAGATATCTTCTTGATAAAATCTTCCCAAGAAAGACTTCCAGAAATAAACTCCGGAAATTGAACAACGGGTAAATCGGACATTGGTTACCTTCCTTTTTTAAAAGGGGATAGACAGAGCCTGATTTCTTAAGATTTCAAAGAGCTATTCATCAAGAAAACCACAATCCATGCAGATGGAAAAATTACTAAACCTGTAACCCAAAATAAAATAAATATGAAAGTAATGAATGGTAAATTTTTATACCTCCTCAAAATCCATTTCCTGGTGCTGTTTCACGAAGCCCTTGAACCCATCCTTTTTCAGGTCGAATTGTTCAAAATTGTCCCCATAGTGCATGAGCCACATCTTAGCTTTAATCTCCGATGGAAGGCCTTTAAGTTCATTGTAGGTGGCATGGACAGAGGCAGGTTGGTCGAATAGCTGGCAATCATGAAAGATGGTGTCACAGCTTTTAAAAGGCCATTGGAAGGTATCATAATCGAATTTAGTATCACCCGTATAAAGAATCTGCTTCTTTGTGGTAGGATTTTCAATTATAAGGCCGTAAGAAGGCACGTCAAACTTTTTTTCAATGTAAATATGGTCTGATCGTATCAATTCAAATCTAAGCCCGCATTTTGAAAAGGACGCATGTCGTTTATCATTGTGTACTAAAGCTTCTGTCTTGAAATAATCCTCCATGAGAGTCAACTGATACTGTATGCTATTCAGGCCGCCTTTTAATGAGTTATCCCATAGATTATTAAGGACATTAATGGTAGAGATAATAGTGGGTTTCCAATCATCCTCTTTATTCTTTAAAAGACGATTATATTCCGATAATACGGGTTCTTCAAGTTTTCCTTCTGTATCCAATTTTTTATAGAGTTCCTCAAACCGTTTTCGGGCCATTGGTCTGAATACAAAGTAGGTTAAAAATGCTAGCTCCTCTAGTCCTCCTGTATGGTCGGCATGAAGATGGGATATAAAAATATTTTGTATGCTAGCGGGGTTCTTTTTCATTTCTGCTAAGGACCGAAACGCTGTGCTACCACAATCAATGAGTAAGCTTTCTGTGCAGTTTTCAATAAGAAGATTATTCTGATAGTTCTTTTTTGCAAAAGCAGAACCGGTTCCCACGAAAGTTAGTTTAACATTAGACATGAAGCACCTCTTCTGTTATGTGATAGACAGATTTGTCCAATAAGACAGGATTGTCCTATGATTTTGGTCATCTTTGTCCGTCACGGTTATCTTTCTATTTATTATAAGCACTATGCCTTATAATGTTGCGATAACCGTGCCAACTATAAAATATTTTTTGAACATTCCTTCCAAAGAACGTTAAATGACTTTTCATCCTTATATTTCAAGTAATAACCTAATAGCATTTCGTTCGAAAGTTTATAACAAATATCTCCAGAAGGAAAGGTTTCCATTCGAATATATTCAAACTCCCCAGTCCTGCCTAGGATACGTTTAAATCCTTGAGATTTCATATATTCTTCAAAACTCATAATAGATGGTATAAAATAGAGATAGAAAATTAAACAAGAAAATGTATCGTGTTGGAATCGTTGAGATTAGAATAGAAAATTTAGCAGGATTTACTTTTCGAGTGCTTTTTTATGTTCCTGCAAATGGGATATAACCGCATGACTAGCTTTTTGTCCAGACCTCGCCCCATTAGCGGCCGCCCATGCAGCATTTAATCCACCCTTATGTAAAAACATATCCCCGGATTCGTATATTCCGTCGTCATTCTTAGTACCACCAACAATATAATGATGTGGATACTTCCAGGAGGACTTTTTTCCTTCTTCTCCTTGTTCAGCGAAGGCATTACGGGGTAACGACGTCTTATCTACATCCGACCATGTGGGCTCTTTATCATTTAATGTAGAATTATGAGTAAGAGAACTTAGCTTAATTTCTGATTTTTTTACTGGTTTTGGATGCTTAACGACCTGCTTCATGATATCAAACCCACCAGTATCGTATTCGGATTCATCAAATGATTTTAATTTTTCCGAAGCTAATCTAACCGCGGCTCTATATAAATCTACAGAAGATTTCTTTTTAAGTTCCATTGAAACATCCTGAATTATTTTTTTAAGTTCCTGTTTTTTATCAGGCCTGTTATATTTTGTCTTCTCTTCAATCGTTTTTTCTATTTTTTTAGGTAATGGTATTCTTAGCATGATTAAAGTCCTTTTTAATGCTTAATTCCGATAGTTTTTCCGAAGGGATTTCGAAGTTCTTTTGTCGCTGAGTCTAAAACTACATAAAAATCGTTATCGAATAATCTTTTGAATTCTGAGGAGGAATAGGGTCGTTTACCTATATCGCTTTTTTTAGCACCTATATATAGGACCTGACCAAATTTTTCCGGCCCTGAACCCTCTTTTGGTAATAGGGGTCCTTTTAAAAGTTGCGGAAAGGACCTAACAACATCTCCAGGGGTATAATTATTAGAAGGGGTATTTTTATGAGCTCCAGACCACGCTGAGTCTGAATCAAACACTATAGCGGGTTCTTTCGCATCCCCGTTAGATTCTAATGGGGTACTATAAACATAGTAGTTCTCTTTATCAGGCTCTACAGTAAATAAAACCTGGTATGCAACCCACTGAAAATTGGCCTCGGTAAACTTTTCCTTCTCTTTAGTTAAAGCCTCTTCCGTAGATGGATGCCTAGGGTCTGGGGCTTTAAAAAAGATTTTAATACCCTCAATATGAAGTTTAGCCTTTTTTCCGGTTTCTTCTATCTGGCCGGCTATTTTACGAAGGTAATCAGATACCATTTTCATTAAATAAGTCTCCGATTCGTAAGGGGTCGTCCAGGAAGTTCAAAGATATCTACCGAGTCACTGTTCGATTTTTCATTTAAATACTGTTCGTAATCATCATTACCTGTCTCTGTACCAACAACCATGAGGTATAGCTTACCAGAATTATCTTTATTTAGGATATAGGTTTGATAGGACTTCTGATAAGTAGATATGTTATCTAAATTTTCAAATTGTACCCCTAAATTTCCTAAACCAAGAGGAGCATCCGGTATATTAACAGTCGACCTTCCACGGTCAGCCGTGTTAACACCTATAATTACTGTATTCGGTGTAAGTGTCGTGATATCCTGTACATCCGCTACTATTTTTGTATTCAGAACTGGGTATGCGTTATTATAATTTCCTGTAGTAGTTATATAGCCGTTAACCCCACTTGAATCATTTTCTGAAAGAAGCGTAGGAAGTCGGTCTATAATATTTCTTTCTATAAAAAATGGTTTGTCTTTCGCAGTTATTGTATAATTATTACCCATACTTGTGGATGACATGTCCGTTCCACCGGTCAGGTATAAAACATCATCCGCTGCAACTTGGGAGATAACATAGTCTTTCTGGGGCGTAGCATCATTATGAATAACATAACCCGCTCTTACATTTGATAACCACTCTGTTCCTAATCCACGTACAACTGTTGTATCATTAAACAATGCCATTCCAATCGTATAAGTAAGATTTGTTATTGCTCCAGACCCTGACGTAGTGGTAATGGCCGGTCCAACCCCTTCAATAGACCCGGTAACCGTAGAATCCAATAATCCCTGATATGGAATCGTATTATAAAAAAATGTATATTCTTCTGAATAATTTACCGCACTTTTCATTAAAAGAGGGAATTCAATCAGAGCTCCGGCTGGAGCATCGCCACCGGAAGAAAACGTAAGTGTAGCAACCGATTTGGTACTGTCTTTAGGTAGGTCACTGTTTTTAGTTACGAGAGTCGTTTGTACTCCATTAACATACGCGATACCTACCCCATTCTTATTGTAACCGGATGCTATTCCAAGAATGGCTTTTGTAGTACTATCAACATGAAAATCTACCCGTGACCCATTAGCCGCCTCAATAGGTCTGAGTTCAGCCATCTCATAGGTTTCTACAATTCCTCTTCCTTGTTTATTAGTTTCAAAAAATTTACCACCGGTATACAGGCCTAATTCAACATCTTTACCAATAGCTACTGCCGTTCCTAAGTTTACAGTATAATTATTGGTGTCACGAGAAACAGATGATATAGTACAATACGTTGTATCTACTTTTGCACTAATAACTCCTAAAATTGGGAAGCCATCCGGATAAATACCCCCTACATTTCGTGGAACCTGAACCGTAGTGGCACCAGTTCCAAGAGCATGATAGGTCATTTGCTGACCAAAGTCATAGGGCTGTGTTTCATTCCCACCACGATTGGATAACATGTTAAATTTCGTTCCATCCGTAGTTATTACAGGTGCTGATGTTCTTACCCTGATATCTGCATCGGGAAGAGCAAAGGCTGTCGTTTTAGATACGCTGCTACGAAATTCAAGCATTTGTTCCGGTACAGCCGTGAACCCACCTTGTCCTGCGGCCATTTGTATTGTATACTCAATATAAATTGGGAAAGTAGTCCCAAATAAAGATGACGTACCCAATATGGTAATTGTCAGAGAGTTTGACGGAAGCGTCGATAAGGTATAATCATTTCCAGGTCCAATAACCAATGGTGTATACGCACCGGTAATGATATTACGGCTATAAATCTGTTGAACCCCTGTAATTTGACTTCCATATGGGTATGCTACAGAACTTATGGGTAATGATAAAGTAACTGTATCATTTGCAGCCCATGCGATTCCCGGAACTGGAAGTTTATCATTTATTGTTTTATAAGCTATGGTTTCAGTCTGTGTAATTTCAGCATTTGTAAACGCTCTTCTGAGACCATCCCCTGCGGCAATTGTGGATGCACCTGGAGGGGTTGAACTACTACTTATGGCATCCGCTTGAACAAGAACAGTTCCAAAGCGGTCTTCACCGTTTATTTGTTCTGCCATTACACTACGAGTTTTTCCACGAATAAGTTTTTTAAAAGCGTCTTCAGCAATTTCTTTCATGTTATCCGATGGAGAAACTTTATGACGCATATCCAGGATATCTGTTGCTACTATCCAATTATTATATAGGTTATCAGGCCTGTCGGAGGCATACCCACTAAGATAATTTGATAATGTTTTTGCATTTCCATTTGACCGTATACCGGATTCATATGCGCTCGTATTACGACGTGTAACTGCGAATAGGGGTATTGCATAGGTATAACCGTCAACTGTACCAAGTACCTGTTGAGCTGCTGTATCTCCTACTCCGGCTCTCCATAACCCAATATCTCCGGGTACCTGTGAGAAATAAGCATGACTACATGTACTTATAGGACTAGATAAGGGTCCCTGTACAAATACATTGTAGGGG